CAACTTCAACAACATCTTCAACAACCACATCCTCAACGACAACCACATCATCTACCTCGTTACCCACAAGTACCACGGAAGTTGCCACAACAACCACAAGCACGTTGCCAGAGACAACAACAACAACTTCAACGTCGTCTTCATCTTCCTCCTCGTCTACCACTACATCTAGTACTACAACTACTACAATTCAGGAGACAACCACTACATCATGGGCCCCAACTACAACATCCACGGAGTCGACGACGACAAGTACTACTACTGTAGTTCAAACGACTGTCCCTGCAACGACAACTACGACATCTTTGCCAGTAGCCACGGCAACGACAACGACAACAGAAGTGCCAGAACCCACGGTAACGACCCTTCCTGAAGAAGAAGAAGAGGTGTCAGAAGATACTCTAGAAACAACTACTTCTACTCCTGAGAAGATTTATCCTGAAGAGACTTATCCTGAAGATACTTCCGTTGAAGAGATTGCTCCTGACGAAACAGATGCCCCAACAACAACAGAATCGCCAGAGGAATATACACAAGATACAGAAGAAGAATCACCAGAGTTGTCATCAACTACCACCTTACCTGATGTCCTAGCTGATGAGCTAGTTACTGATGAGCAAGTAAAAGAAATCTTAGAGGACCTTACCGAGGCTGAACCTGAACAGATTGTTGCTGCTGTCACCCAACTGTTGGCTGCGGAGATTACTTCGGATCAAGCCACCGAGATTGCTTCAAGTCCTGAGGTGTTGGCTGCTATTACTGAGGATCAGGCCGAAGAGTTGTTTGAGCAGATTGACGTAGAGGAACTAACTGAGGAACAGTTGGAAGAATTTACTGCTGTTATTCAAGAGGCCCCTACCAAAGTCAAGAAAGCGTTTGAGAAAACCATTGACGTATTTGGTTCCCAGTTTGAAGACTACGTACCAACGGGTTCTAACATTCCTGTGAGGACACGTCGAACCCTTGTAGCTGCTGGCGCCTTATTGGTAGGAATGTCATCTAGTAGTATTAGGCGTAAATGAAACGGATTGTAACCTACATTATGGAGAACACCTGGACATGGGTGGGAACAGGCATGGTTTTAATTACCTTGTCTGGTCCAACTTTGCGTCAAGCCCTGTTGCTTACTGGTGTGGGTATTTTGATTCATTCATTAATATCCCTTACACAGAAAGACACAGAATGAACTCAATGATTGCTAAAACTTTAGACCTTTCACAACGACTTGTTTCATTGTTTATTGCATCGGCTTTGCCGATTATTACTGGTGGTGCAATCCTTGGAGTAGATGTAGTTAAGTCTGCTGGTGTTGCTGGACTCACAGCCCTGTTTGGTGTTGTACAGAAACTTGCTACTGCTTCAGTTGATGGTGAACTTACATCAGATGAGATCACAGCAGCGTTCGGAACCAAAACCAAGAAGAAGTAATGAAAAAGAATTGGCCTATCGTTAAGGTTGTATTGCCTGCGGATCTTAAAGGTGTGAAACCTGGTGCCCTTCCAGACTCACTTCTCCGAGACACTCAACCTTACGGTAGGCTTCATTGGCGTGCAGCTGATGCATATCATGCGATGCGTGCAAAGGCGTTTGCTGATGGGATTAAACCGTTTAAGCCTACGTCTGCGGGGGATACATACCGTACGCTTGCTATGCAAACAACATCGTTCTTGCAGCGTTATCAGAAAGAACCTATTGCTGGTGCTTCGACTCGTACTTGGGATGGTGTTAAGTGGTACAAGAAGTCTGAGAAGTTAGCGTCGCTTGCGGCGCCAGGTACGTCTCAACATAACCTTGGTATTGCTGTAGATATCTGGTCAGCAAGCGGTAAACGTTTTGAGTGGATGCTTGCTAACGCACCAGCGTTTGGATTTAGTTGGGAAGTAGTCCCTGAAGAACCTTGGCATATCCGTTTGGTAACTGGGGATAACCCTACCCCTGCTGTCCAAGCATGGGTCGATTCACAGAAAGCCGTATGACGTGGACGGTGGCTGGGCGTTAGTTCTCTCTGCTGTCGTTACTGCCGTGGGTGGAATTCTTGTTGCAATCATATCTCAGTTCCGAAAAGAAAACAGAGAAGATCACGCTGTTGTTTCTGGGATGCTTCAACATATATATAAAAGTGTAAAGGGAGTTGAAACGAAGGTGGACAAAGTTGAGCACAAACTTAACGGTCACATCAAGGAACATACTCGCGATTAGATAGACCTGTCTGTGCCCCCCGTCGGGTTGCCACAGTCCGACTCCCTATACCATCACAGCGCTTTGCCACATGACATGGCAAACTACCCAGGTTCCCCTGTTTACGTCCCACCTCTTGCGACAGAGGCACAACCATGCGTTCGTTAAATTGTGTTGCACACAGTATCGTAATGCTTGCAACTTTGCAACGTGTGTACTATAGTTTTATCGCGCCCCAAGGTTGTTTTCGGTTTTCCCTTCCTTTGGCTCCCTTGGGGTGCACTTACAAACGGGAGGAAACATGAGTCAGTTCGCAGAAACATTGAAAACAAAAAGAAGGCTTAACCCTAGGGAAGCCGTCAAACAATTACTTGACAAAGAATCTTATGCTGATTTTGAAGCAGCATTAAAAGATCCAACTATTCCATCGGCAGCCATCGGCTCAACCCTTAGAGATCTCGGAGTAGAAGTATCCAACATGAGCATACAACGCTGGAGATAACGTGAGCAAATTCAATGAGGTTATTCAACTTGAAAGTAATCTAATTGAATTAAAGAAAGCGTTACTACATAGCCAAAGGTCTGAAGCGAAAGCAAAGTTCAAGACAGCCAACTTGATTGACGCTGTGTATGAAGCAGCAGCTAACTCTTTGTTGTCTACTCCACGCCCAAAGATTGCCCCGCCTTTAAAGGATTCAAGAAAAGGTAAACCAGAGATAGCTCTCGTTCATCTTACGGATTGGCAGGCTGGTAAGAAGACCGTATCGTACAACATCCCCGCACTATCATCCCGCATGGACAGCATGATGGAGAAAGTGTTGCAGCTTACAGAAATCCAACGAGCACATCATCCAGTAAGAGAGTGTGTAGTTATGTTGGGGGGCGACATGGTAGAAGGTGTCGGCATATTCCCAGGGCAACAGTATGAGATAGGTGCACATCTATACGAACAGTTGTTCGAGGTAGTCCGCATCATTGAAGGATGTGTTCGTTCTCTCGCCCAATCTTTTGAGAAGGTCACAGTTGTGTGCGAGTTTGGTAATCACGGCAGGTTGGGACGCAAAGGCGACATGCCTTCTGGTGACAACATTGATCGCATGGCGTATCAGATTGTTTCCAATAACTGCAAAGATATCAAACATGTCAAATGGCAGATGTCGGATGACTGGTATCAGATCTTTCACATTGGAAACTACAAGGTCTTACTAGTGCACGGTGATGAGATTGGTTCGTTCGGGAATATCCTACGCAAGGTATCAGCTTGGTCTACGGGTGTAGTAGAACCATTCGACGACTGCTACATGGGACACTTCCATACCCCAACCGCATTGACCATGGCTAATGGTGGGCGTGTTTTTGTAACGGGTTCTCCTGAATCACACAACGAATATGCCCGCACCTTTATGGCTGCAGTAGGTAAGCCGTCGCAACGCATTCACTTTGTTGATCCAAACAGAGGACGAGTAACTGCGGAATATGTATGTTGGCTATGAAACTTTGTTGTCAGCATTGTGATGCAATCGTTGAGCATGATGAGACACAAATGACTTCTTGTCTCTGCGATCCTGACGCACCAACTTGGATAGCAATAACCCGAGAAGGCCGCATCATGTCCATGTCTCACGCCAGCTATGAATACCTACCGCAACCACGACCGTGTGACCTACCGAAGGCACAACCGTGAAACACGCGCGCCTGTGCGCGTGCGTAAATAAAGGTGTGCGCCCGCGCGACCCGATTTGCGGGGAGAAACTCGACGATGACGAAGAATGAACTCACCTATATATACGTGACGTGGATCGACGCACACTCGGGTAGCGAAACCTGGACCAACATACGAGACCTTGACCAAGATCCCGTGCTCGTGCGCACGGCAGGATTTCTTCTACCCCAATCTGACGGTGGCAAAGAAGGACACATCACCATATATCAGAGCATCACCCCGAACGATGACGTAGACCATGTTCTACATATACCCACAGCAATGGTCAAAGAATTCAAGTGCATCCAAATAAATCTTGAATCAAAGGTTGTGTCCATCCCCCTGACGTGATACGTTTGTATTACACGAAAGGAAGAGGATGAACAGATACACAATCAACAAGCCAGAACACGGCAGCCAAGAATGGTTAGAGGTACGTTGGCGCAACGCCGAAGGGCTATCACGAATCGCTGCATCAAGCGCAGCAGCAGTACACAATGAGCACGAGTACATGACACCAGGAGATCTCGCAGTAGAACTACTTGCTGACGAAGCACCGCAACCCAAGCCAGCCAACGCTGCAATGGAGCGAGGCAACCGACTTGAACCAGTCCTAATCCAATGGACATCCGATCTAGAAGACATTGCTTTGCTTACCCCAGACATTATGTATTGCTTCGAGAATGGAGATGCTCGCATGATTGCCACACTTGACGCAATCACCAGCGATGGCATACCGTTTGAAATCAAGACAACCAAGAAACGTTGGGAAGGTGTACTGCCACGTCAATGGTATTGGCAGGGCGTACAACAATCCATCTGTGCAGGTACTAATCAAATTGAATGGCGTATCTTTGACAGCAACCTTGAACTACACCAGCACACACAGATCATTACATCTGACGAACAACAGATTCACATTACCGCAGTTGATGAGTTCCTAAATTTAATTGAGCAAGGGTTGGTGCCTGAGGTAGCAAAACTTTCTTACGATAACGTATCTGATCTGTACAACAAGTCATCAAGTACACAAACGATTCTTCCATCGACAGCAATAGAAGTTGTCAATCAATTAGAACAAGTAAAGAAAGCAAAGAAAGAACTTGAAGAACTTGAAAGCGGACTCAAAGCAGAGCTTGGTCTAATGATGAAAGAAGCAGAGGAAGGAATACTCAACGGCGATATCGTCGTAACATGGAAGACACAGACACGCAACGTGTTTGATTCATCAAGGTTTGATAAAGACCATCCAGTCTTGTCAAAGAAATACAGGAAGGATACGGAATTCCGTGTCCTCAAAACAAAGGTAAGGAGATAACAATGCCAGGGTTCAACTTAGATAATTACGAAACAGTCGAAGACAGACTTGTAAAGTTTTGGGCTGACCACACAGATGGTCGGGTCATTACATCCATCCACTACTACGACGACACACGCATCCTTATACGAGCAGAGGTTTACTTTGACCGTGAAGATGTAAGGCCAGTAGCAAGCGGGTATGCAGAAGAACTACGGGGTGCAAGCCCAGTAAACCGCACCTCACACGCAGAGAACGCAGAGACCAGCGCCATTGGCAGGGCTCTCGCTAACTGTGGGTACGCAGCCAAGGGTGCACGCCCTAGCCGTGAAGAGATGCAGAAGGTACAGCGAGCAACCCCTGTGGCTGCCAGCCCAAAGAACAATGTAAACGAAATCATGGATGAGCTGGTCAGTAACGGTGCTACCTATGTAGAAGATGGTGAGCAAGAACAACCACGAAACATCTCTATCAAAAACCCAGGGGAAGCAGCGTCTCCTAAACAACTAGGTATGTTACGTGCCGTGTTACGCAACCAAGGTATCTCCGACAACAAAGAAGTCGCAGATGTTTGTAGCGTAGCTGTCAATCGCAACATCACAAAGCTTGACGAACTTACCAAGGGTGAAGCATCAGCGCTTATCACCCAATACAAGTGAGCAAGATAGCTAAAACTTTAATCGCTGTTCGTTTGGATACCGAGTTGCTCAAGCAGGTCAACAAGGTATCCAAACGGATACGCAAGACAAGATCTGAAACGATTAGAGTTTTACTTAACGAAGCACTCAAACAACATGGATGAAAGGAAAGGGTATTGTGAAGGCAACCAAAGTAAATGTAACGCAACGGGCTGCCCACTCTTCGGAACGCTTGGGCGCGCCAGTCGTGATGGTTCGCGTAGGATTCGAGACTGTGGCGACCCTACGGCTAGGGGTAAACGTAACAGATCTAAAGGCGATTCAAAAGCACGTCGTGCCCGCAAGAAACTTGGGTTGGGTGGTCATCTTACCCGTCACGAAGAAAACTGGGGTGGCGCTTTTCGTACCGAGGTTAAAGCGGGCATTCAAGTCGGTCCGATTTATACACGATTCAAAAACGCGAAAGCACAGAGCGATCAAGCAAAGGCGCTGGGTGACATTCGTCCATTTATAATGGTGGCAATGCCAGACGGAACAACAGAAGGTATCGTGTTAATGACACTCACAGAATTCACAGAAATCATAAGCCTTATTTCATAAGGGATACAGGAGTAAACTATAATGGAAGGGAACAATGAGAAAACTTATACGGTGCTTAGCCGTGCCATTGATGGGGATTATTACGCTGGGCTCACAAGTCCACGCTGCAATAGCCCCCTCTTCAGATTCAATCTTGACATCTTCCTCGACCAGGTGGCAAGTGAGGCACGTGAATCACGAGAAGCTGGACCTTGCGAAACCGATAGTGTTCAAGCACGGGGATATATCGTGGCTCCCTGTTTTGGCAGCACAAGCTGGGTGGCCGAAATCTACATGGCAGAAACTTGGTCAGATAATTTTGAGAGAATCAGGTGGCTGCCCCAACCGTGCTGGGGGTGACGTGGTTGATAAGAACTGCAACATTATAAGGGTTTCCGAGTGGAGCCACAGGTCAGACACAGGGCTACTCCAGATCAATGGGGTGCATTGGAAGCAAGATCATGCCCAATATCATGGGCTTATTTGCAAGAGACTTAAGGCGTGCGAGCAGTCTATACTGTTTGACCCGCTCACAAACTTGATAGCAGGCAAACTCCTTTACGACGTTGCGGGGTGGAGTCCCTGGAATATCGGATAGGAAACCAATGAGAGACAAAAAGGAAAGGGATATGGAACTACTAAACGAATGGTCTTTATTTAACAAAGACTTTGACTGGTCAGATGATGCAGCCTGCAAAGGTTTATCAACCGACCTGTTCTTTCCCGAGCGTGGCAACAGCACCGCAGAAAGAGCAGCGATCAAAGAGCTATGTGGGGATTGCAAAGTCCAAGACAAGTGCTTAAATTTTGCTATCGACAACCACATACACTACGGAATATGGGGTGGTATGACATTAAACGAACGACGTAAACACAAGGCGAGGGTGGAATGGGCAAAGAAATCACTATGACAGACGAGATGCTAATGAGTATGTCCAAGTTCTTGCGACGTGCTTTCGTAGGTAGGTTAGAAGAAGATGAGCTATACAACTGTGTAGTTGTTATTGAAAACGAGATAGACAAACGGAGGGTTGATGCTGCCAGAAAACATAGAGCGATTCGTAGATAGATTGTGTGCGCTATACCCTGGCACACAACTAGCACGCAACACAATCAAAGCAGGATGGCGAGAAGATAAAGAACTACGACAAGCATCAGTTGATCTTTGCCGATCAGCTCTACTTATAATAGAAAAAGATGGACACTTCCCGTCGCTGCATAGAGTGAAGCAAGTAATGAAACAACTGAAACCTAAAGAAGAAACATCAGTATGCCCTGTGTGTTACGGCTCAGGCTGGGACGATGGCATCACTACAACAAACGAAAGGTACACAAGGCAACTAGAGAATGGGCGTACAGTTACCTATGTTAAGCCGTGCCCATGCAGGGAGGGATCAATCAATGAAACAAGAATGGCGTTGCAACCAATGTAATATGGAGTTAATAACACACGTTAAATTATCGGAACCACCAACGTGTGCGAACAATCATTCAAACAAACAAATGACAGAGAAGGGAAAACGAAATGACAACAAAGCTGTTCTCAACTGAAGATTTAGAATTGATGGAGAACCTGTTAGTTGAATTACTAGTAGCTGCAATTAAGGCAGCGCCACACATGGGTGCTGTGATTGCAGAGTTAGCCATTGGAGTATCAGATAAGTTATCACCTGAAGCAGTAGAGCGTGCTAAAGATTACGCTTTGTACCGAGCTAAACAGGAGGTAGTACGTGGGGTTTGAAGATCAAATAGATGACATCATGCGCGAAGCGTACGACAACATCAACCAAGAAGGACTTACGCAAGAGCTTAAAGACTTCATCAAGATAGAAGAGTTCTTTGCATCCAAGGATGCGATAGATGATTCATCAACAGAGATCTGGTATCTCGTTTTAAACACAGACGACGAGCTAACTATTGTGAACTCAGAGATAATCGAAGATGACTCACAGGTTCTTGCAATCAGATACAAAGAAACCTACGGTGATTTATATACAGCTCTCTATGACGAGGACATGATACGTGAATGCAAGTCAGATGGATGTGTAGGTATCATCACTCGATCAGAAGTTTGGGCATCTAAGATTGCCCTTGATTTAGATAAGAACGCAGCAGACTGCGAAGACAAAGTAACTATGCATCTAACCACATTGACTACACCTCGGGGCGTGCACATCATCACCCGACAAGGCGACAACGCAGACAATGTTACGTATGCTAAATCCAAAATCAAACAAGGCGAAAGTAAATTAGTAGACGCATTGATTGCTGCTTGCTTTCATTGGTGACCACTACCAGTAACGACTGCTACCAGTAACGGGCCTGTCGTGACGCGCGCGTATGTGCGCGCGCACGCAGGCGCAGGCGCACGCGCGCGCGCTGCTTCTTACTGCGAAATTTTACCCCCGATTTGACAGCGACGACGGGGCGTGTAAGACTTTCCCCGACGCAAATTTTGCTATTGCGTTATCACTTACCCCCCAGCGTTGCTATGCGCTCAGTAAATCGTGGCTGATATACCCACGACCCTTAGCAAGTATATTTTTTATCAACACAACGAAAGGGAGTTTATGACGCTAGAAGAAATCATAGAAACTGTAACCCGTATACAGGCAGAGAAGTTAGTGAACTCAACCGTGAGTTTTCATAACGAGTTAATTTACAGCCAAGTAGAACTGCCTTTGATTAAAGAAATTAAACAAGCATTAACAACAAGGTTTGAGAGTCTTCAACTCTCAAAGTAATAAGCAATACAACAACCAAACAACAAACAACAAGGGAGAATAAAATGCTAGTAGAACAAGAAACAACAGAAACCCAAGGCTTCACAAGCCCTTGGGACAAGGCAAGTTATGCGCTAGGTAACAACCTAGGGCGAGTGTTGCTATACGGCGCACCAGGAACTGGGAAGACATACTTTGCTATGAACTACCACACTAATCCTGAGAACGCTTACCGTCTAGTTTGCACAGAAGAGATGACTGACGCAGACCTAATCGGTATGTATAAGCCAACAGTAGTCAATGGCTCTAGGGAACTTATGTTCCACGAAGGCGTTGCTATCAAGGCTTGGAGAACTGGTGGTCGTTTAGTCGTTGATGAAATCAACAGAGTCAATGGCGATATTGAGAGTCGCCTTATGTCTCTAATCGACACACACGCTAGTTCTTCGTGGCAGAACCCTGATACTGGTGAGACAATCAAACCAGCAGAAGGCTTCAGCGTTGTAGCCACTATGAACGGTGAACCTGACGACTTAGGGCGTGCTATTCAAGACCGTCTAGTTGTTCAGTTAGAAATAACTGAGCCACACCCTGACGCTATTGCTAGTTTGCCTGAGTATCTCAGGGACTTAGCGTTCAATGTGGTCTCACGAACAGACAAGTCAGACCGTTACTCACTTAGAAACTTCGTAGAGTTTGCCAAACTTTACGGTGCTACCAATGAGTTACACAAGTCAGTAGAGATTTGCTTGCCAAGATTAGCAGAGCAAATCATTGACAGCATTAACTTGCGAAAGGTGGAAGCGTAATGGTTACTAAACTTATTGAGACAGTAGCAACAAGTTCCGAAGGTATCATACATACCCAGAAACTTGGCTTCTCTATTGGTGAAGCACAACTACTCGCTATTGAGTGCTTGTCAGATAACAACGCAAGTGTTCAAGACATTACGACAGTTAGTTCTAATCGTGATGTCTATGACCTACTTGAAGGTGATGATGTAGCCCAAGTGTTAGATACCCATAGTTACTTGGGAGTTATCACTTGTGGTTGGGCAGCACCTATCACCAAGAACAAAGAGCCTGATGAAGCACCAAGTAAACACCCTGATAGACGACGAGTTCGCTTAATGCTTGTCGCCAACAGGTCTGAAGTGTTCTCAGTTCTTAGGTTTGAAGACAACCCTGATGAAGTTATTACTGATGACGGTAAAGCAACAGGGTCGTTAGCAGACGCACTTATCAAAGCCATAAACAAAAAGGGGAAACGAAATGGAAAGTAAACAACCAAGGCATACTTTAGTTCCAGAAGCGTTAGGTCAAAGACCTGATTTACTTCATAACCGTTATCAGTCTGGTGCTACACCAACAGACCTTGACGGTGTGAGTGTTCAGTTCGGAACGCCTACTAAACCACACACTTACCAAGCACCTACTGGTGAAGGCATAACAAGCCGTCGCCTTAGGCGTTTCGCATTAGTGCTTAGCCGATTTCAGTTGGCTAACTCTAAGCGATTGGCTAAGAGTTGGAAAGTCAAACCAACAAGTCTTAAATATGCTGAGCAGATACTTGCTAACACAGCATACAAGACTGCGTTCAATGACGACCCAACAACCAATGTGTTAAACACCAAAGCATTATCTCTTATGCTTAGTGAGCCAACACCTAACGAAGAGTTAATCGCAAAGGCGTTGAGTTACTGTAACACCGAAGCATTTGAGCAGATAGTTCGTGATATCACGATACAACCTGTCGCTGATTTGCTTACGAGTTGTGGTAGTTCTCTTGCTAGTGATTACGAACAAGGCAGTTGGAACTGGCGAGCAGTCTCACGGATAAATAGCAGTAGTGCTTATGACCGTAAGAAGGCTTACAAGGTATACAAAGAACTTGCTAGAGAGATAGAACGCTTATCGAGATATGCTTCTGGCAACTTCAAGACAAGAGAACAAGAAGAAACAATCAAGAAGAACGGTGATACTTACGCAGACCAAAAGGGTGGCAAACCTGGCTTCTCTGATGGCTCAGACCGTTGGTATCCGTTGATTGTGTCTAAACCTGAGTTGCCTTTAGTCCATACTGGCAAGATGGGTAGAAAGTTAATGTATACAGATACGGGTAGAACGATTAAGAATATCAGTCGCATATACTCTGACCCTGAACAGCGTATCTTTACTCGCAAGACTAGAGCGATAGGGGCAGTCGTAGTCATTGACTGCTCAGGCTCTATGAACTTAGACGAAAGGGAGATTGACGAGATGATACAAGCGTCAGCAGGGGCTACAATCCTTTGCTACTCAACTGGTTCATCAGTTAGTCAAGAGAACCCTAACGCTTGGGTGGTAGCCCGTAAAGGTCGTAGGGTGCGTCAGTTGCCACACTTTCCAGGTGGTAATGGTTGTGACGCACCAGCACTTATGTATGGGCTTAAGGAACTAAGAGAGAACTCTCGTCAGCCAGTCATTTGGATTAGCGACGGGAGAGTTACTGGTATGAGAGACCAACAGAATGTAGACCTTAGTGGTGAGTGCGACAGAATAGTTCAACGCTTTGGCGTTACTGTCTGTAGAACTAATCACCAAGCAATAACCAAACTAAAACAACTACAAGGGAAAGGTTAAGACAATGGAAGACAAAGACATAATGGCAGAAGTAGAGAACCTAATCAACGAAGAGAGTAAGCGTATCGCTGAACCTACAGACGCATTGACTGAAGGCATAGTGATATTCAAGAACCTAATCAAAGAGATGGATAAAGACAAGCCACTCAAAGAGACACAGTTCTATACAATCCAAGTTGTGGACACCGAAGATGCCAAAGAAGCCATAGAGTCAGGAGATGGGCAACTAGTTAGCAATGGTCGCTCTGACACACTTGACGAAGAGAACTACCAAGCAGGCAAGGTTACACTCATTACTGACGATATCCCGTTATCTAAGTTCCCTAAATTCTTAGGCGACTTAAAGACTGCGCTTATCCTTAGTCAATGGAAAGAACCAGCAGGCTTAGTTGCTAGGGCTAAACGCCACGACTATTCAGTTCAGGCTATGGTGTTGGGTAATATCCTTGTGTTCCAAAAGATATTGGCGACTGGCGATAAGATAACCAAGTCGTGGGATACCAACGAAGATGAAGCACCTGACCTTGACCAGTTTGACAACAAGTGGGACTATAAGTTCTTAAGAAACACTTATACTCACCTGTCTCAACCGTTAATGCTCAAGGCTCAAAGCCCTGTGATGTATGACCAGATTATGGGTATGGTCAAAGAAGATATCGCAGAAGACATTAAAGAAGGCAAAGGCTTATTTGGATTGTTCGACCCTGATGATGAGTGATTACAACTCAATGGAAACAAACAATATGGAAGGAGAAGGGACTATGACATAATGAGTAAGACATTTACCCTAATTGTATTCATTGTTGCTTGGTTGGTTACGGCTGACCGTTAGGGTTGTAAAGCCCCTTAGAGACTTAACCCCTTTAGTCTCTAGGGGGCGATACCCTACTGCTACCGATAGCGTTATTGTGTAGGACTACCGATAACGGCTTAGTGTATGCGTAGGGCGTAACGCTTAGGGGATACGGCGTAGAGATTGCTTCATATATACGCCGAAAATTGCCTGATTTGACACAGCCCTGAGAGTGTGCTTCAATGGTTGTAGTCAGTTCAACCGAACTGATGAGCCAATAAAAAAGGGGTAAACCAAATGGCGACTAAAGAAAAGATAGGTGCTTGGGGCTTAGTCTCAGGCAGTAAGAAGACAGGTGATGCCGTTTACGGTGCAAAGATATTTGATGGGCTTGGAGACTGTAAGAAGTCCGAACTCGTCAAACTCGTAAACCGTTTCGGAAGTCCAACACTTGTCAGAATTGACAAGAAAGTTAAGACAGTAGGCGCAAACTTCGCCAAGGGCGAAATGGGCTATACACTCTACAGCGTAGAGAAGTAAGGCTCAGGCTAGGTAGGTCTCTAGGCAACTAGGGGTCTGCCTAGCCTACCCTACCCCCAGGGGGGGGTAATACCCGTCCTCTATATGTGTGGATTTGTTACATTTTCTGTGGTTTACGGCGCTAGTTTGTGTGCATACGGTACACATACGCTGGTTAACTGTTGTGTATTGAGGCAGACTTGTCAGCTCCCCCCACGGTTCGCATCCTTCATGGAGCAGGTCGCCGTAGCTAAGCATTTAGCCGACACCTTAGTTGATGATGTATCGTTCATCACGTCGCTTCTCCCAGTCATGGGAGATCTACCCCAGTTGCCTGGTGTTCAATGCCCCGCTCTGTGCGAATAGAGTACGGCCCGTGCTTTAGCTCGTTGTAAGTCTGGTCACTCTAGCACCATGGTGTATAGTTAGCAACATGCAAAAAAAGAAATCTGGTCGCGTTAACTATTACGGTTCGTTATCTGAGTATAAAGAATCAATGACCAACCCAGTCTCTAACGAAACTAAGATAGAAGAAGGCGGCGGAGAGTCTGATGCTGTGCGTAACCAGCTGAGCATGGGTATGGATGGCTACACTATTGCTAATGCCCTTATGAGCGGCGCAGGGGTTTACAGTTATTATAAAGCTTATAAAGCTGGTGCTATTAAATTACCTAAAAGTAGTTTGCCGCGCCCGTCGGCTTCAACTAATCCAAAACAGTTCTCACCAGACCACCCAGTTTTTGGGCGTATGCCTTCTACTGAAGCAGGGATGGAATATGATGCAGCTAAAGCAGCTGAAAGCATTGTTAAGAAATATAAGGTTGGGGATTATGTTGAAGAGATTGGTGGCAAACTTACAGCCAAAGGGAAACTGAATCTCCAGAACACGATGATGAATTATATTAATAAGAAAAAGTAATGTCCCAAGGTAGAAGGGCGATCTCGGCTGAAGATCGAGCGCTGTTCTGGCAGGCTTTACAATCTGGTGTATCTACTAAAGAAGCTGCACGTATCTCTGGTGTTTGCTATAACACAGCAGTTAAGTGGCGTTCTAAAGCAAAAGAAACTGAAGCCAAACTTGAGTTAGAACAAGTCAAGTTAGCTAAGCCAAGTGGTGGTAGAGGTTCTGTTGAAAGAGACAGAGTGGAGATGGTTAACATGCCACCTGTCATCCCATCTAGCAGGTTGTCTGAAAGAGCGCAACGCGGATTAGAAGACTTTGATTATTTCCGTGCCGTGTATCTGGGGCGTGTTCCTTCACCGTGGCAGGTTGATGCTGCATACCAGATTGTGGCAATGCTTGAAGATTCACAGAAACAGTTCATGGTTCTTAACTGTCCTCCAGGTGTAGGTAAGTCGACGCTGTTCCACGACGTAGCTGTTTGGTGTATTGTACGCAACCGAGCAATCCGTGTAATGATCGGGTCAATCTCTCAAACTCTTGCAAAGATGTACTCACGTCGTATCCGTGAAACCTTGGAGCGTACATCGCCACTTATCCCTGACCCAGACATGGTTGCTAAAGGATTGGCTATCAACGCAGAAGGATGCCTGTCTTTGGACTATGGGCGTTTCAGGCCAAACCATGTTGGCGCCCTGTGGCGTGCAGAGGAGTTCGTAGTAGAACAACAAGGATCTGGTGGTCTGGATAACAAAGAGCCAACAGTAAGCGCATACGGTATCGAATCAGAGTTCATCGGACATCGTGCCGATCTATGTTTGTTTGACGACGTTGCATCACCAGAGAACAGCAAAGAGTCTGTTGCCCGTGACAAACTTATTGAACGTTGGGATTCAATGGCAGAAGCCCGTGTTGATCCAGGTGGCATGTTGGCTGTTATCGGTCAACGTCTCGGACCGCTAGATCTTTACGCGCATTGTCTTGCCAAAGTTGCTTACGACGCAGACGACTATGACGGCGCTGATGTTACCGATGTATCTGAAGATAAAGAACCAGTTAAGACATACAAGTATCATCACTTGATCTATAAAGCTTACTACGAAGAACTAGATGATGGTCCTAAGTCTCGACGACAAGACGCAGAAGCATGGCCCAATGGACCGCTACTCGAACCATTCCGTCTTTCATGGAAAGATCTATCATACGTAAGACACAGCTCCCCTGGAAAGTTTGATGTTGTCTATCAACAAAAAGATATATCGGAAGATCATTACTTGATTAACCGTGTGTGGGCAACTGGTGGTCTAGGTCCAGACGGCGTACTATACCCAGGCTGCATCGATAATGACCGACAAGCAGGATATATCCCTGAAGGTTTAGTGCCACCAATTATTTCTATTGCATCAGTAGACCCATCACCAACAATGTTCTGGGCGTTGCAATGGTGGCTGTATCAACCATCTACTAACCTTAGATACCTTGTTGACGTAGAACGAGTAAAGCTAACAGCAGAAGACTTACTTGGTTACGACACACAGACCCGCCAGTTTGGTGGGATCATGGAAGAATGGCAGAACCGTTCAATGGCTTACGGTTATCCGATATCTCATTGGATTGTAGAGATTAACGCAGCTCAACGATTCTTGTTAGCCCACGACTTTGTTCGTAGATGGCAAGCTTTGCATGGAGTAAACGTAGTGCCACACACAACAGCACGTAACAAGTTTGACGAGAACCTAGGTGTGGAAGCTTTACTGCCACCGCTTTGGCGTTCAGGTCAAGTAAGAATTCCAACCATGCGTGCCAACTGGAAGACCATGGCTTTTGTAGATGAGATGGCTTCTTGGACTAGAGATAAGAAGAACGGCACCGACTTGGTGATGGCGCATTGGTTTGCTGAACTACATATGCCATCGTTGCGTCCACTTCATGCCCCTCCAAAGATGTGGCGTCCTTCTTGGATATAGCGTGTGCTATTTTATACATACAGGAATTGGAGACTAAATGGCGAAAAAGCGTACCCCAGAAGAACTAGAGCGGATCAGGCAACGTAAAGAGTTCGTCCAATCAAAACCTGATCTAGATCCAGCAAAGGCACGTCAACAGTTCTACGTACAGACACGTGTAAAAGAACTTGAAAAGTCTGGGGCTGAAGTAACCAAAGAACGCAGAGCTGCTCTTCGACAGAAGTTTGCTAGCGGTGACGTACAACGTGCAGGTTTCTATACACCTACAGATGTTGCCAAATTTACTGGCAACAACAACAACAACACTACACCTACGCCTGCACCTACCGTGAGACAAACTGGCGGATATGTCTCACCATCTATGCGTAAACCTGTCCCTGGATTTAAACCTGGCACAGTACAAACAAGCAGCAAATCTAAAGGAACTGGATTTAAACAACTTGGTAAAGATATTGTGTCTGGCGCTGCATCTGCTAAAAGAAACATAGATCTATTTATAGATGAAGCAACTGGCTCTGCTGCAATTCAAAGAGCTATGGATAACAAAAGCGCTCCTTTAAAAAACAGAATTGGCGAAGGATTGTTGGGAGTAGTAACGGGAATTGCAAATGTATCTGGCGTAGGATATCTTTCAACTTCGGTAAGAGGAGCTAGAGCAGCTAGTAAAGCTTCAAAATTTGTAAGTGTAGTTCAAACAAAAACGTTAACAGGTAAAAAACCTCCGCTTCAATTGCCACGTGGTCAACGAGTTGTTGATCGTGTGTTTGATATGCCAGCTGCTCCTGTTGCTAAAAAGGCTCCTGTTCCCAAGAAAGCTCCTGTTGCCAAGAAGGCTCCGACTAAATCACCATCGGTAACATCTGCACAAAGAAAAGCTAAAGCTGATGCTATGCCATCGGTAACACCTGCACAAAGAAGAGCTAAAGCTGATGTTATGGTTGAAAATTCTAAACAAACAAATTTGCAAACACAAGCAGATAAACAAATTGAACTTGGTTTAAAGAATGCCAAGGTTGTAGAAAACATTAAAACCGAAGTAGCCAAAAAGGCTCCAGCTAAGAAAGCTCCAGCTAAAAAACCTACGTTTAAAAAAGCTGATGCACAGGCTGCACCGTATCAAGATGTACCAGCACCAGGATCAACTTTAAATATTGGTCAACAAGGTGTGGGCGGTAATCCAGTATTCCGTTCACGCGGTTTAGGTATTGAAGGTAAAACTATTACATCGTCTGGCAGCGCAGGTAGACCAGCTGTTAAACCAGCAGCTAAGCCAGTTGCTAAGCCAGTTGCTAAGCCAGCTGCTAAACCAGCCTTGTCAACAAAACCAACAGGACAAACATTCCGAAATACATTTGAAACTCAAGATCAATTTAATACATGGTTTAATACTGGTGGCAAAGGTCAACTAGATAAATTGTCAGGTACTCTTAGACAAGATTTTATTACAAAGAATCAAAAATTTATTAGAGCCAATAATCAACGGTCAGCTGGTAGAACAGCAGCAGATTTAGCAAGAGAACGAAGGCGTGCAGGAGCTGTTGAACGACTTAACAAAATGCGTGGAGTTGCACCAAAAGCAAAAACTCCAGCAAGTCAAGATCCGTTGAAACAACCTAAACCTATTAGTGAAGCAGCTAAGAAAGCTGCAGTTAAGAAGGCTCCAGCCAAGAAAGCTCCAGCCAAGAAAGCTCCAGCTAAGAAAGCTGCACCTAAAAAAAATAACAATAGGCAGCCTACGGCTTTAGCTAATTTGCTTGGTGGTCGTAGGTTTTAATGCTTGCTGCTCAAGAGATCGTTGAGCTTTACAATCAACGAAAGAAAAACGACGGACCGATCAAAGAGCAAATGCGGCGTGTCCGCGATCTTGCCAACGGAGACATTGTTGTTCCACTTAACGAACTAGATAGGAACTCTAAAACATCTGTAGCTAACTTGCTCGTTCAGGGTTTGGATCAGATGTCTATGCGTGTTGCATCAACAATGCCACAGCCTTTCTTCCCTCCAACAAAAGATGGATCTGAACGGGCCAAGAATCAGGCTCGTCAAAAGAAACAAGCAATGCTTGCTATCTGGGACCACAACAGAATGAATATGAAGTTGCGCCGCAGGGCTCGACATCTGTTGGCTTATTCAAACGCACCAGTAGTTATTAAACCAAACTTTAAAACTTCAATGCCTACATGGACCGTACGTAATCCTCTTGATACCTACGCTGCCCCAGTAGAAGACGCAGATGATCCACTACCTTACGATTGTATTTTTGCTTACCGTGTAACCGTATCTTGGTTGGTTCGTACATACGGTGAAATGTTGCTTGGGCAACTTGGTGTTAAAGATTTAGAAGTTGACAAGAAGTTCTTGTTGCTTGAGTATGTATCCCCTGAAGGTATTCAGCTTTGTGTTGTTGGTAACGCAGATGATTCATACGAAGATGCTCTTATGTACGGTGGCTTTAATGCAACCATATTGGAGCAAATCCCAAACCGTACAGGTATGCCACTTGTTGTTAACCCACGACGTATCACTTTAGATTCGCCACGCGGTCAGTTTGACGGCGTTCTTGGCATGTACTACACACGTGCACGTTTGCAAGCGCTTACAGAAATTGCTATTGAGCGTGGTATCTTTCCTGAAGAATATTTGATTGCACGTTCAGGAGAGAACCCTGAGATCATTCAAGTTGCTGACGGCAAGACTGGACAGCTTGGTGTTGTTAAGGGTGGAGATATTCAACAGTTACAAGTGAACCCTGGATACAAAACTGATACAGCATTGGATCGTCTTGAGCGTCAAGAACGTTTAGAGGGTGCTATCCCTGCAGAGTTTGGTGGAGAATCAGGAAGCAACATCCGTACTGGACGTCGTGGAGATTCGGTACTGTCGGCAACAGTTGACTACCGTGTACAGGAAGCACAAGCAATCTTTGAGTCATCTTTAATTCAAGAGGACAAGATTGCTATTGCTATTGAAAGAGCGTACTGGGGTCAATTTCAGAAGTCGTTCTACATTCCAGGTCGAGCCGCAGCAGGCATGTCTATCTATGTTCCTAATCAACTATGGAACAACGATTTCCATTACGTAACATATTCGGCTGCTGGTTCAGATGTAAACGGATTGATTGTAGGTCTTGGACAAAGACTGGGTACTGGATTGATGAGCAAAGAATCTGCACGAGAAGCAGACCCACTAATCTCTGACCCAGATCTTGAACATGATAGAATCATTTCTGAAGGTGTTGAGTCAGCATTGCTTAGCTCTATTCAACAACAGGCAGTAGATCCAAATGGACCATATCAACCAGAAGATTTGGCTTATCTAACCCGCTTGGTTGTTGAACAGAATGTAACTTTGTATGAAGCCGTTAAGCGCACAGATCAACGTGCACGAGACAGACAAGCAGCATTAGTCCCTCCTGGTTCGCCAGAAGCTATGCCTGGTTTAGCACCTGCGGGAATGGGTGCGGAATCTCCAATGCAACCACCTCCTGGACCACAAGGATTAGACGCACTACTAGCACAAATCGGAGGCTGAGATGGCAATACGAACAGACTTACAAAATAAAGCAAACGTTATTGGCAGCACCATGACACCAAAGGTGGGGCCAAGTAACCAGTATGGCGAAGTTAAGAAACTTATGGATGGACTTAAACAAGTGCCGTCTGGACCTGCTGCTGGAGATCGACAAGTACAACAACAAGCACCAAGAAAACCAATTGATTTGCTTGCTATGACTAACAATCCTAACGAACCAATTACTGCTGGCGCTCCGTTCGGTCCAGGTATAGGGCCAACACAAGCAGGTATTAGAATTCCAAATCCACTTAACGATGCAGTAACAGAGTTGCGAAACATTGCACGGTTTGATCCAAATAGTGGACTCGGTGATTTAATTGACAAATACGAGACAAGTTAATGTCTTGGCAAAACAAATTAGATAAGCAGACTAAATCTGTAATTCTTCAAGAGGCTGCAACTAAACAACAGCCTGTTCAACCTACGGTTGTTGACCCATTGGTTACTCAACGTGTTTCATATATCAATGACAGAGCGCCTTGGATGCCAGCCAACGTTCAACTTTCTTTAGCTAAGAACTATGCAAGCGATCAAGCTGTAGATAAAGCATCGGAACTGTATGCCCGCAATTTTATTGACAACCCATCTTCTGCCCATGACCTATATGGAAAAGCAAAACAATATACATTAACCGACAAAACACGTGAAGCGGTAAAAGCTGTATCTGAAAACAAAACAGTAGATAGAAGCTTCTTTGAATTTGGAGACCCTGGTGTTTATGGGGCAATTAAAGGTGTTTCCCGAGTAGCGATAAGTACTGGTGCTGCAATTCCAGAAGCGTTGCAAACTATCTTTTCACTTGGAACACTTGGCACCAAAGAAGGAAGTAAGAGAAGTTATTCAGTTAAAGACGCTTTAGATTCTTTTAGCTTGGTCCAATTGTTAAAAAATTGGGACGATCAAGGCGATGGATTTTTTATTACAGAAGAACTGCAAGCTCAACAATCTGAAGCTGCTAGAAGAACAAGAGGCATGATTAATGGATCTGCTTTTACAATTGGTCGAGGTATAGCTTCAAGTGTTGGATTAGAAGAAGGTCTTTGGTATAACGGGGTATCTGGATTTTTTGATTTTATGGTTACGGTAGCTGTACCAGATCCAACCAAATATGCATACAGGGGAGTTAAAACGGCTGGAATTCTTGCAAAAAATTTACCAACGGCTTTAAGAAACACAGACGATTTAGCTGAAGCTGTTAAGTTTGCTTCGGGGATTGTTCCTACTTTAACCAAAGCCGATGCTGCTTCTTACAGATTGGCTTTAAATGCTCAAGCTGGTTTAACAAAATCATTAACAGGGTTATCTCTTGATGTTCAAAAATGGAATAGGTTTATGGATGTCAACCCTACGGCAGTTAAAGCCATCAAAGAAATTGCAGAAGAAGGAGACGAGTTAGCAATAGCTAAGAAGTTTGATTGGAAACTTTCTCCAGAAACTATTCAACGTTTAGCAAAATCAAAAACTCCAGAAGCGGTAAAAGCTGAATTGGTTAATCAGTATGCAATTGGTGCAAGTACTTTAAGCACCAGAATCAAAGATATTCAAGCTGGCATAAGTACATACCCAGTTAAATATCTTATTGAAAAAACACCACTCAAGAATTCAAGGTTGCTTACTAACATTCCTGCTTCGCAAATAGTTATTAACGGCACCGACTCTGACCGTATAGCTGCCGTGAAGAACATGTATCTATCTTTAAAAAGTTCTGGAGCAACAGAAGAAGCGCTTTCCACATTTACTAAAGATGCCTTAAATAACTTTAGGGCAATATCAACTGCTGACGATCAACGTGATGCTTATAAGTTGTATGAACGGTTTCTTAAAGACACTTTAAAACTTAATGGTGTTAGGGATGAAGTAACAAAACTGTTGTTTGACAGAGTTAATGGGTCCTCAGCACGTCTTCGTGTTTACATGTTGGACAGAATGGGTAACGAAACAGATAACGGTTTTATGAAAACCTATGGGGACTTACTTAAAAAGCATTTTCCGCAATCTGTTTGGGATGAGTTTATGGAAAAAGCGGCAGAGGTAGGTGAGGGCAATATACAGTTTGCTCGACCAATGCAACTTTCACAATTGTTTGATCGTGTTCAAACACTTCCAGATCCAAGGGAATTACGCAGACTTACCAATAACCCATTCATTAGGGAAACACTTAACAAGGTTGGAGTCAACGCACAGGGGACAAAACCTTTTAAGCTTTCTAGAATAAGAAAATTACAAGTAGAAGAAATTTTAGATCAACCACGTTACGATGAGATTCAAGCCAAGTTAAATAAAATGCCAGCCAAAAATACAGGTGATGTTGCTATGGAAAAAGCTCGGGCTGCGCTTTTGCAAGAACAAGACCTGTTAGTTAAAAGCTCAACAAAACGGGTTTATACAGGGGAGCAAGCATTAGTAATTGACGTACTAGACGGTTTGCAAAACGCCATTTGGAAACCACTTAACCTTGCAACCATTGGCTACATCATGCGCAACTCAATAGATGCGCAAGTACGTATGGCAATTGGTGGTGCTTCTGGAATTTTAAATCACCCTGGAGAATATATTTCTTTAATTCTTGGTGAAACTTCGGCTGCAAACAAACTGCTTAGGTTGGCAAAAAAATACGATTTATCTACAAGGGAACGTTCTGTTTTGGGTGAGCAATTAACAATAAAAAGTAAACAGCTTTTTGGTAAAGACAAAGATGAAAACAATCTTGAAATCCAAGAAGCTTGGAAAGAGCTGCGTGTTGAACACGCAGAGTTGCTTCAGATGTCATCACGTAAACAGGGGATGAACGGACCGAGAAGCGGAAGCCATGAAATTTCTACTGGGTCTTATACTGTAATTAGCAAAGCACAAGGGGATAAAGTTTTTGCTGAAGCCGTATTAGACAGTTTGCGTTTAGCACATCAAGACGAGTTGCAAAAAACTGCAGCACAAGGTTTGGTTTTTAATATAGCTGAAGACGAACTTCTTGATTCTTTATCAATAGTTGCAAACAAAGCTGAAAACTTTAGAGAAATAGATGGCATCTATCAACGTGGGATTGGTTTTAAAACTATAGCCAACGATGACATTCAAGGTCCAGGAAGGTCTTTGTCTGGTTTAACCAAGGATGAGCGTTTGGCATGGTTACGTGAACACTCGAAAGATATTCCTTATGCCAATGTTAAAAACTTAACAGGCAACATACCAGAAGTAACTTTCATTGCGGCGTTTGACCGCGTTCCTTTTGGGGATCGTATTGTCCTAAACCCAGATGATTTTACAATGAAGTTTCCAAACGAAGAATTAAAGCTTGGCAGTTTTGTAAAGTTGTCTGACGACAAAGAAGGTATTGTTGTTGCTTTCGATAAATCAGAAGCGGTTATTCAACCAGTATTAAATGGTTCTGCAACTGGTCAAGGAACTTTTAAATACCACAAAGATGCAATTCGATTAATCAACCGTCAACCTGTTGATGTTGCTGGAACTGGCAACGGCCTTGCTCAACAATATGCAAAAGAATTAACACGAATAAACAATGATGAAGGCAGAAAACTGTTTAGTGCAGCTCAAGATAAGTTAGATGATTTTACTAATTTCTTTTTTCAAGATCTTTACGGAGGAAAATATGTAAAGACTTTGGAACGTAGCCCTGTTTTCAGAAAGTTTTATTACGATGAAATTAGTAATCAGATAGGCAGACTGCAAACTAGCGAAGCTCAAGCATTGATAACTAAGCTTAAGAAATCAGCTAAGAGCGCTGGTTTTGGAGATGACATTGGGAAGTACATAGGGAGCTCAGATACCGCTGCAAAACTAAAACAAATAGCCAGCACCCCTGGTAACGGAACATTGAAAGCTTCAGATCTTGATGACTATGCACGTTTAGTGGGCATTACAAAAACTAAAGAGTTGCTTTATGACGCATCAAACAAAAACAATCTTGAAGACATAACCCGAATCATCTTTCCATTTGCTAGTGCATGGCGAGAAATTGCTGGTCGATATATGAGCTTCATGATAGAAGACCCAAGCCGTTTGGCTAGAGCAGCAAGGTTTGCAAACAACCTTGGTCAAGCCGACCCTGACGGTGATGGTCGTGGTTTCATATACGAAGATCCACAAACAGGGGACAACTTCTTTAGGTTCCCTGAAATATTTGGGTTGCCTATTGCTTTAAGGGCTGCTGGAGTTAAATCGTTTTTTGAAGCACCAGTAAAACAATTAAGCCAAGGTATGAGTTGGATTCCAGGTGTTGGACCGCTTGCTCAAATCCCTATGTCGTTTGCTTTAAGAAATTTTCCAGAAACAAATCTTATCGTTAAAACTCTTTTGCCATACGGAAAAACTGGTTTGTCAAAACAAGAAATAGCTGGTCAATTTAATCCACTTCCAGGTGCGGTCAACAAGTTAACGTCTTTAATTTACAGTTATGTAGATACAAACGCTATTGGATTAAACACATCTTTTGCAAGTACGTTGTCTCAAACAACTCAAGCTAACTTTGCTTCTGGTGATTACGATATCTCAACCGAAGAGGGTTTTAAAGTTCTTGAAAAAGATTCTTTGAGGGATGCACGAACAATAAGTCTTATTAAAATTGCGCAACAGTTTTTTGGTCCGACATCACCACAGGTTGGTTTTGAAATCAAGGTAGGCGACAAAGATATTTTTGTTGACGAGATGGTTAAAGTGTTTAGTAAAATGCAACAAGAAGATTACGATACTGCGGTTCCGCGTTTCTTAAAAGTTTTTGGGAATGAAGCTGCGTTGTATATCGGTTCAAAAACTAAATCAGAGGTCCCAGGACTTGAAGCATCTGGTGAGTTCGGAGAATGGGAACTTAAAAACCAAGACTTGTTAAGCGGAAAATATAAAGACGTTGCTGCCTACTTTGGGCCGTCAGGTGAATTTAACTATGATGTTTATAATCGACAAAGATCACAAGGGAAACGAACTGGGCTTAATCCCCGAGAGATGATTGAGTTAGCTCAGTTGCGTATTGGTTCATCCAAATATAGTGCTGCCCGTAAACTGTTTGGGGCTTTCCCAACAGAAGCGGAACGAGAAAAGTTGCAGGCTTACCGTTACAAATTGAGCCAAGATTACCCTGGTTTCCCACCAGTAGCCCAATTTGAGGTTGGTAAGTTTGAGAACCAACTTATTAAACTGGAGGAAATTGTTAAAGATCCACGTTTGGCAAACAATGAAACAGTTCCAAGCCTTGTTGAATACTTAAATGCACGTAAACAAATATTGGCTGGCAACAATTTGAAGAGTCTTAAATCAAAGAAAGCTCAACCTTACGCTGAGTCTTTGTACGCTTACGGCAACCGTTTAGCTGAACAAAACCCACAGTTTGATAGAATCTGGCAAAGATTACTTTCATCAGAGGTAGAGGACTAATGGCAAACGGCGATAAAGAAACTACAACAGCGGCAGAAGACCTTGCTGAAATGGAATTAACTGATGCTAGTGGTGCTGCTGTAGATGCTCCCCTCGTAGATAGGGTTTCCAGTCCTGCTCGTGCTATCAATATTCAAGACACAAAAACTTTAAAAATTTTAGAACAAGAAAATGTTGCTTTCCCACGTTCTACACCAAACCCAGTTGTCCCATATTTTCCTAACACCGTTAAAATTTTGCGTGGCCCAGGTGGATCACAGGTATTTTATGAAGGTAGTGGTTTAGTTGACGAAAACAATTCAATTGCTAGACCTAACAAATATGCTGCAGATCAAAACGACATCTATACAGAATTTTTTAGAGTAACAAATACAGCAGACCGCAATGCGTTGTTTTCAACAATGCAAAAACTTGGTTACTATGAAGGCAAAAAACCAAGTGCACAAGCTTTACAAGGTCTTGGATTAGTGTACGAAGATAGAGCAGCAATAGCTGCTTTCATGATGCTTGCAAACAGCAAGGGTCGCACAATGAAAGCATTAGTTAACCTAGTTGCTACTGGTCAGATACCTACAGCTGGCGCTACTGGCGGTTCTGGTAGAACAATCTCTGTTGTTTCAAGAGAAGATGCAGCAAAACAAACTGGCAATAGTTTTTTTGAGTTACTTGGTAGAGCACCAACCCAAGCAGAACTTAAATCAGCAATTAGTTTTATTCAAAGCAGCGATAGAAGCCGACAGTTATCCAACACAGAAGACCCAACTAGTTTACCTGTAGCAGCTGAAGAACAAGCAAAGAAAGCTTCGCCTGGTGAATTTGGTTCATACTCAGCTGGTAAAGCAATCAATCAAATCTTCTCGTTGTTAGGTGGACAGTAATGGCTGTTAAAAAAAATGAACCAAAACAAGATTGGCGTTCTGCGTTTATCGCACAGTTCCCACAGTTTGCAAAGCTTGTTGATGGTGGCGCAGGGGAACAAGAAGCTCGGTCTAAGTTTGGTGACGACTTAATTGATCTTATTCAAGATGTAGCTAAAAGACCAAAGCAGTATGACTTTACAACTCGAGCTGGACTTGATGCTTTCAATGCAAAGGTTTTTGCAACCAAGTATTACAACGAAACCATTAAGGCAACTAAAGATTTTGATGCGCTACTTGATGTAGATAAAGCCGACAAGATACGACTAAATCGTATAGCTATTGCTAATGGTTACGGAGATCTTGGGTTAACCACTAAAGAACTAGATGACATTGCAAACGTTGCCACTCGTCGTGGTTTTACTGGGCTTGGGTTATCTCAATATGTGAACAGCATTGTTGGTACGCGTGCTCGTGGCAGACAGGATCTTCTTGATGGTGCAGATGCGCAGGCATTGAAGAAGATTGCTTTGGATTATGGTTACAATCCATCAGATTTAAATGAGCAAATTCTTGCATCTATTCAAGGTAAAGAATATAACGGTGAAGCAATTACGGTTGACAGTCTTAAAAAGAAAGGCATGATGTTGGCTAAAGCAGCGCACTTTCAGTTAGCACCAATGCTTGATGCTGGTTTAACTCTTAACGATATCTTCAGTCAATATAGAACTGTTGCTGCAAACACTTTGGAGTTGAGTCCAGAATCTATTTCGTTTAACGATCCGAAGTTTAGAGCAGCGTTTGGTGGACCTACTACTCCGCCACCTAATTTGGGTGAGTGGGAAACTATGCTTCGTACTGATCCTAAGTATGGTTTTGATAGGACTAAGAGAGCAAAACAGGATGCACGTTCTATGGCTTTTACTATAGCTAAAGCATTTGGAGAGGTTAGTTGATGAGTAACGTAAGTAATGAAATGATGCTTGATGGTGATGCGGGCGGTAGTGATCTATCTACACAAACACCAGAAGCATTAGATCCCGCTGCTGTTTATGAAGCACGTGGATATTATGGCGATGAATCGTACATCAATGAGCTTGTAGGAAATACTGGTGTTGGTTCAGGTACTTTAAAACAAAGACAAGATGCTCTTGCTATTCTTATTCAACAAGGCAAGGATCGTGCTGCTGGTGGTGACGACGACGGAGGTGACGACGACGGAGGTGACGACGACGGAGGTGATGACGACGGTGGCGGAGACGAATTTTCTCCAGCTGTTAACGCAAAAGAAATACTTCGTCAAGCTTTAGCTTCATATGGACTTGAGAGTTTGTATGAGTTTGCGTATTCTTTGTACGCTAAACAGGAAATAGATATTGATGAATCAAACTCTTTTATCTTTGCGTTACGTGAACAAGAGGCTTACAAGAAAAGGTTTGCTGGTAACGAACGACGTAAATCTTTAGGGTTCAAAGAACTTTTGCCAGCTACTTATATTGCTTTGGAAAAGCAGTACAAAGAAACTTTGGCAGCCAATGGTTTGCCGCAAGGGTTTTATGATTCGTCGGAAGATTTTGAAAGACTTATTGGTGGAGATGTATCTGTTACGGAGTTGAACAACCGTCTTAAGGATGCGTACTCGGTGGTCCGTGATGCTTCCCCTTCTGTTAAAGCAAAGATGGCTGAACTGTATGGGATTACTGACGGTGATCTTCTCGCATATGTAATCGACCCTGAACGGGCTAGGGATCTTATGTCCCCAGATTACAAACGTCAGGCGCAGGCTGCTTTGATTGCAGAGAATGCTCAGAGGTTGTCAAAGATTAATTTAGGGGCAGCTGATGCTGAACAGTTTGTAAGGCAAGGTATTACCACTACAGAAGCAGAGACAGCTTTTGCAAACATTGGGCAGATGGGTGAACTGCGACGTGGTGGGTTTGGTGAAGAGCAGATTTCTGATATTGACTTTGCTAAAGCTGCGTTAGGTACAGATGCTGAAGCTAAAAGAAAAGTAGAAGAAAGAAAGAAACGCCGTATCGGTGATGTATCCGCTAGTGGTGGTTCAGCAACCTTGACTCAAGGTGAGAGCGGTTCTCTCAAATCTGGGTACGGGCAGTCAAATCTTTAATACAGATAGCCAGCTATTGACAATCACTTATTGTGATGTATCATTGATCTTATCCCATTAGGGATAACCGTTGGAAATCCCCCCGATTTCAATGTGTTAATAGGGGTGAGATATGCAGCCATTTGGCCCCTCCAGCCAAGTGTGGGCGGAGGAGTGGGTCATGCAAGAACAAGACTTCTATGAAGAAGAAAACGTTCAACAAGAAGACCAGGCAACAAAGAATCCTGTTCGCGCGAGAATGCGTGAGTTGGAGTCAGAGGTTAAAAACTTGCGTCAGCAAGCAGATGAAGCTAAGTCAGCTCAGCGAGAGTTGGCATTTGTGAAGGCAGGTGTAGACCTATCTTCAGGGATGTCTAAGTATTTCGTGAAGGCTTACGATGGTGAACTCACACCCGAGGCAATTCGTGTTGCAGCCGCAGAAGCAAATCTCATTAAGAATCAAGAACCACAGCAAGTAATGCCTACACAGGAGAAGCAAGCTTGGGATCGGGTTGGTAACGCATCACGCGTTGGAGATACGTCAGACGCGGTGGTTGACTATGGCGCTAGAATCGCGAACGCTAAATCTGAAAAAGAAGTAATGGAATTGTTGGCTCAAGCAAGAATGAATCAAATCAACAATTAACCAATTCTTTAAGGAGAATTAATCATGGCAGGCGAAACACAAACCTCGTCTCTCTCTGTAGATCAGGTCGCGTTTGACCGTCTTGCGTACTTCGCATTGCGTTCAGAACTCCTCTTCGACCAGGCAGCAGACGTACAACCAGTAGCACAGGCAATGCCTGGAACTGGTGTCACATTCACTATCTTCGCAGACATTGCAGCAGCAACATCTACGTTGAACGAAGTAACGGACGTAACACCAGTTGCGTTGTCGGACAGTCAGGTTACTGTAACCTTGGCTGAATACGGCAATGCGGTTGTTACGACAGCTAAGTTGCGTGGAACAGCATTCTTGGATGTTGATTCAGCAGCAGCAAACATCATTGGATACAACGCTGGCGATTCAATCGACCAAGTTGTCCGTGAAGTTCTTGCCGCAGGAACCAACGTTGCTTACTCAACAGGTGGAGCTTCACCAGCAACATCACGTGTAACGCTGGCTGTTGACGACATCTTGGTAGCAAACGACATCCGTAAGCAGGTAGCTGCTTTGCGTGGTGCAAACGTTGCAACCTTCAATGGTTCGTACATTGGCTTCATCCACCCAGACGTGTCGTACGACTTCCGTTCAAACACAGACGTAGCAGCATGGCGTACACCAGCTAACTACGTAAACCCAGAAGGTATCTACAATGGCGAGATTGGCCTCTTTGAATCAGTACGATTCATTGAAACCGCACGCGCCAAAGTATTCACCAACGTGTTTAACGGTGCAGGTGCAGCAGGTACAGGAGATGCATACGCAACTCTTATCATGGGTCGTCAGGCTCTTGCTAAGGCTTACAGCGTGCAAGATGGTAACGGCGCAGTACCGAAGATCGTCCGTGGCAATGTCACAGACATCTTGATGCGTTTGCAACCACTTGGTTGGTACTGGCTCGGCGGCTATGGTCGCTTCCGCGAGGCTTCGCTTCGTCGAATCGAGTCATCGTCAAGCA